TGCAAAAGTTTCCCGATAACGACTACCGTATTCGTGTCGATGTCATAGACGTGGACGAGCAGCAGGAAAAGGAGTTAAACATTCTAATGAACAACCCTAATGCACAAGGTACATGGGATTTTGACGCTCTTGCCCGTATTGTTCCTGATATTGACTGGAAAGATGCAGGTCTGACCGATGCAGACTTGAATATGATTGGTGTCGACTATCTTTTGCAGACCGAAGAGGAAAACTCTATTGCGGATGCTTTGTCTGATATGATGGTCCCAGTTTCCGAACAGAAAGAAGCCGATAAAGCCGCCAAGCAGTTGGAACGTGCCGAAAAGGTTGCCCACATGAAAGAGGTCAAGCATCAGGTGAAAGAAAACGCACAGAAGCAAGCCGAGAACATGGATGCCTATGTGATGTTGTCCTTTGATACCTATGAAGCTAAAGCCGCATTCTGCGAAAGGTTCGGGTATGACCCTGATATGAAGTTCATAAAGGGAGAAGTATTTGATGAACAAATAGAAAGGATTGATTAATTAAATTTAGAAGAAGATTGAGTCAGAAGGAAAAGTTTGAATGAATTAAGTGCACAATTTCGGAGATTAGAGGCGCAGGCTCGTACAACTCAAAAGGGTTATGGAAATAATCCAAGGGCTGCACGTGTTATAAATGCGTTTGAATCATCTATGAAGCAAAGAGGTATGTGGTTTTTCTCTAATCGAAATAAAAGGATTGGAACGGGGAAATTTGCTTTAAGTAACGGATAAGTTTATGAATAATAGTGAATCTCAAAACAGAAAAGGTAAAGGAGGAAGAAAGCCTAAGTTTGATTATACAAGCGAGGACTTTCTTTCTCTCGTGGAATCTTATGCCAAAAAGGGATTCACTGACAAGGAAATTGCTTATGCCATAGGGATTTTGCCTCAAACATTCTGCGAAAAGAAAAGTGAGTACACCGAAATATCCGAAGTCTTAGCGCGTGGGCGCGCGACAATCAATGCCACTGTAAGGGCTAAATTCCTTGCAATGGCTCTCGGTGGCATAAAAACCAAAAGCACCGTGGTAAGAAAGCTCCGTGATTCAGAAGGGAATTTGACGGGCGAAGATGAATTACAAGTAAGCGAAAGCGAGTTGGCTCCTAATTTGCAAGCAATGTCCGTTTGGCTGTACCACCATGATGAAGATTGGAGAAAGATTGAGCGCAAACAAGATGAAGACGCTGATATTCCAACAGATATAGAGCATGGCATCAACATTGATTCTTGGATTAAAGACAAGCTGAAATGATAGTACCTCAAGAAATTTACCATCCATTATATGAGGATAAGGAAAAATTTATAATTCTTATCACCGGTGGGCGTGGTAGCGGAAAGTCTTTCAATGCTTCTACCTTCATAGAACGGCTGACATTCGAAATGACTCCCGTAGAGAAGATAGTTCATCAGATTCTTTACACCCGTTACACGATGGTTTCTGCCGGTATCTCTATCATCCCCGAAATGATGGAGAAGATAGATTTGGACGGTACCACGAAATATTTCAAGACCACAAAGACGGATATAGTCAATAAGATGACTAAGAGCCGTATCATGTTCCGGGGTATCAAGACTTCTTCCGGGAACCAGACAGCAAAACTGAAATCCATTCAAGGCATTACGACTTTCGTCTGCGATGAAGCGGAAGAGTGGACCAGTGAGGAAGAGTTCGACAAGATTATGCTTTCTATCCGTAAGAAAGGAATTCAGAACCGGATTATAATAATTATGAACCCCTGCGATTCCAATCACTTCATCTATAAAAAATACATCGAAAATACTCATAAACTGGTAGAGATTGACGGAGTACAAGTACAGGTTTCCACTCATCCGAATGTGCTCCATATCCATACTACGTATTTTGATAATTTGGATAACCTTTCTCCTGAGTTCCTGAAAGAGGTGGAAGATATGAAGGAGAAGAACCTGGAGAAATATGCTCATGTGGTTATCGGTCGTTGGGCTGATGTGGCTGAGGGTGCTGTGTTCAAGAAATGGGGTATTGTGGATGAGTTCCCGATGTGGTGTAAGAGGGTCGGAATTGGGCTGGATTTTGGTTATACTAACGACCCTACAGCAGCTATCCGATGTGGAATCATAGACAATGCGCTATATTTGGACGAAGTGGATTACCGTACAGGTTTACTATCTGGGGATATAATTAAGACTCTCCGTCCGTGGAATCTAAAGGTGATAGCTGACAGTGCAGACCCACGACTTATTCAGGAAATCCATAACGGAGGTATCAAGATTTACCCGGTAGAGAAAGGGCAAGGCTCTATCAATGCCGGTATTGACAAGATGCAGGGAATGGATATTTACATAACCAAGCGTTCTTATAACCTTCAAAGGGAGTACAGAAATTATGTCTGGGCAAAGGATAAGGATGGGAACTATATCAACGAACCGGAAGACCATGACAATCACGGAATAGATGCTGTACGTTACTATGTATTGGGTGAGCTTCTTGGTAAGATTCAGAAGCCGAAAGATTTAACAGGAATATTCACACATTAAAAATATAAACTATGCCATTGAATTTAGAAGAAATATTAGCATTGTCTGACATCGGGCAGAAGATAAACTACCTGAAGAAAGGTAGGAAGACTAAACTTCCTGACCGTTGTGAACTTTGGGATGATTGGAATCCGGAACGCCATGAAATCATGGTTGACGAAAAGAAATATCCGGACAGAAAGGTTCTTGAAAAAGAAGCTGAGAAACACTTCGATGAAAAAACTGGTAAGACTTATGAAATCGAAGCAAAGTATAAGACTGAACCGGTGAACCGTATTTCCATTCCATTGGAACAAGATATAGTGAACATTCAAACAGCTTTCACGGTCGGCACAGAACCGTCTATGGATTGCACTCCGACTGATGATGATGAAAAGAAGCTGCTGGATGCGGTAAAGGCTGTATTTAAATCCAACAAAATCAAATACCAAAACAAGAAGATTGTCCGTGCCTGGCTCTCCGAACAAGAAGCGGCAGAATATTGGTATGTTACCGATGATGATTCGTTTAGGGCAAAGTTTTGGAAGAAAGTTAAAACTACGTTCGGTGGCAAGGTCAAGCCCACCAAGAAACTGAAAAGCGTGTTATGGTCTCCATTCAGAGGTGATAAGCTATACCCGTTCTTTAACGACGAAGGTAAAATGATTGCTTTCTCACGTGAGTATAAAAAGAAGCTCATGGATGATTCGGAGGTCATCTGCTTTATGACTATCACGGACAAAATGGTTTATCAATGGGATTTGTCTAAAGGATATGAAGAAAGAACTCCTTTTGCTCATGGATTCCCAAAACTACCGGTTCTCTACGCTTATCGGCCCGAACCTTATTGCAAAAAGATTAAGACTTTCCGTGTCCGGTTGGAAAAACTTCTTTCTAATTACGCGGATTGCATTGACTATCATTTTTTCCCCATTTTGGAATTAATTGGTGAAGTGATAGGGTTCACTGGTAAGACAAAGGATAGAATGGTAAAACTGGAAGGAGAGGGGGCTGGTGCACGATATTTGACATGGAATCAGGTGCCAGATACCGTAAAATTTGAAGCAGAAACACTCACTAATATGGCTTATGATATGTCAAACACTCCAAGAATATCCTTTGAGACGTTGAAGGGGGTAGGCAAAGCATCAGGAACCGCTTTCCGCTTTATGTTCATGGGTGCACATATGGCGGTAGAAAATCACGGTGAGGTTATCGGTGAGTTCTTGCAGCGGAGAGTAAATTTCATTGTTTCCGCTTTAGGCTCCATCAATCCAACCGAGTTTAGCAAGGCATCACAGACCATTGACATAGAAACAGAACTGGTTCCATATATGATTGATGATTTGAATGATAAGGTGGCTACTGCCGTTTCCGCTGTCAGTGGTGGCATCTGGTCAACGCGTGAGGGAATCATGTTTGCCGGGAATGCTGATAGGGTAGAAGAGGAGCTTGCAGAAATCAAGGAGGAACAAAGGGCAAAGAATGAGCAAATCGGAAATAAGGGATAAAAAAATGCTTCTTAATCAGAAAAATTACGGGGGTTATAATTTTAGTAAAAGAGTAAAGGCTGTTAGGTCTCCTTTGGGGTAACGGTGATTCGATAGGATTACCGTTATTTTTTTGCTATATTCTTGCATGAATGAAACTAATTAGTTACATTTGTGTGTGAATTAAAATATTATATGTCATGCCTGAAATTTGTAGATTCTTTGGTATCATAATAAGTCTTTATTGGAAAGACCATAACCCACCACATATTCATTTTACCTATGGTGACTATGAGTGTTCTATTAGTGTATTGGATAGGATTGTAGACGGCCAAGCGCCTGCAAAGGTTATTGCAAAAGTAAATGAATGGATAGATTTACATGAAGCTGAAATTCTAACCTTATGGGAAAAAGCTCAAAATGGTGAGAAAATAAATAAAATAGAACCTTTAAAATAAACGCTTATGTTACGAGTCGTTGATGTTGATTATATCAAAGATTACGAACTTCTTGTGACTTTCAATGACGGAAGCAAGAAGAACGTTGACTTGAAACCTTATTTGACAGGTGAGGTTTTCGGAGAGTTATTGGATAAAGATAAGTTTATTCAATATGGTTTAACTCGTGTTACTATTGAATGGGCAAATGGCGCTGACCTCGCTCCTGAGTTCTTGTATGAAATTGGAACTGCTGCATAATGAGAGAGAGCACATTATCTGAATTTGCAGAGATTCTTCGTAATAGGCGTAAAGAATTAAATCTTACACAGGAAGAATTAGCTGAAAAGGTGGGAAAGAAGCGTGCCTATATAGCCCGAATAGAGAAAGGAGAAACAGACATGCAACTTTCCAGTTTTATCAGTATTTCTCAGGCACTGGGCATTAAATTGAAAACGGAGTATTAATTTAAAGTTGTATTAAGCAATAATTAAAAGTGTAATATCTGGAATTTGAAATAACAGAAGTGGTAAAAACGCTTCATTTCTATTTTTCTGAGATTGATTTAAGGGTAAGAGCAAAAAATCATAAAATATGATGAGTTCGTATATGGAGTTGAGCCATTGGATTAAAAGAACTGGTGATAGTGACTACTATAAACCTGGATAGTTAGCTAATTCAGTAGAAATAGCAGAAAGTAGGCTTAATATCTATATGAAAGATTTTACATCAGATTATAAAATAAATCCTAATTTTTAAGGATTTATATATGAAGGTGTGTCGTAATGCACGATGCACCTTCTTTCTTGTTTATCACCGATATAAATCGGTTTATTTTCTTCAAGCTGCGATAATTCG